CCTCATTGATCGTAATGAGGTCGGCAGTCTTCTTGTTAAGGATGACATGAGCACAGATCAGTTCGATGATCCGTCACGTGACATTCGTTCGATGAAGATGAAAGAGCGTTACGACATTGTAATGCTGGCGATGGTGAAGGTATCACAGTTGCTAAGAACGTTAGACTTGCCCGTAACTACGAAGTACAAGTTACTAACGAAATGTAATAGAACCTTAGGACTGTTATAGTTACGACACAGTCTTAGAAAGTAGGGGGCAGCGAAAGCTGCCCCTTATTTTTTTGTACCAACCCCGTTACTAGTTAAGTGTAAGTCTTTTCCTGAGGAGATAAATCGTGCCATTAAATTTAATAGATTATGCCTCAGTGGGTGTCGATAAGGTAAAAATTAAATTTGGTAGAACAGTAAAAATTAGTTCTATAACAGATAATAAGTTTATTGTTCAAACATCAGCTGCAACACCGACTATTGTATCTAGTCCATTTAAAGCAATAAACTCATTAGCTGACTATAATACAATATCTAGAACTCTTACTCTTTACTGGGATAAAGTCCTTGTTTCTGGTCAGGAATACTATCTAAGAGTAGTAGGTATATTAGACGCTGCAAATGAAGTCGTAGCAGAAGAGTATATAAAATTTACAAAGCAAGATGCGGCTACTCCTTCTGGTTTTTCAACTTCTGTTGTTCCGGTGATAGAAGAGATTTTAGTAGAAGATAACTCAATTTTAACCGAAGCCTATAGTAGCTATCAAATTATAGCTAAAAATCCAGAATTCTATATTGATTCTGTTGAGCCAAAAAATGGATCTTTTTACTTACCAAATGATAACAACAATGGAAGAGTCACCATTACTTTTAATGCTCGTCCAGCTTCTAACTTTTTATCCACTAAGTATTTTAAAGCTCAAAGAAAAAAAATCCAGAAGTCACCGTCTCGTTGGGAAAACGTTGAGACAGTTACGCAAATGCACTCTTGGAAGCCTGAGATATATATAGACTTTCCATCCTTAATAGATGCAACACCATCATATTATACTGAGAATAAAGATTATTTTGAAAAAGGTTATAAGTATAGAATAACAGTTTCTAAAGATGTGGGTATATAAGATGGCTAATTTTGTATATAAAAAAGCAAAAGAATCCATGTTAAGTGGTGAAATAAATCTATCAACAAATAGTCTTAAAGTTGCATTTATAGATACTTCTTTATATACACCAAATCAAAGCACCAATGAATTCTTATCAGATATACCAACATTGGCAAAAAAATATAGAAGTGAACCTTTAAGCAACGTATCTAATGATTTAGGGGTATTAGATGCAGATGATCTAACCATTGTTCACGATGGAGCATCATTTAATGCAATTGTATTTTATCAATATGGTACAACTGATTCCAATTCAAGGTTAATAGCTTTTATAGACGATTCTGAAGGACTACCTTTTGCGGGCACCGCAGAGGCTTCTCCAATGACATTACAGTGGAATAATAGTTCAACAAAAATTATTAGCTTATAGGAAGATATATGGCAACAAATTATCCAAATCAATTAGATATTTTAATAAATCCAACAGCAACTGATAAGCTTAATTCAAACACAGTACCCCATCATCAGCAACATGCAAATTTAAACGATGCCGTAGAGGCAGTGCAAACCGTATTGGGTCTTAATCCAGCTGGTTCTCATCTTACTATCAAGGATAGAATAATAGCCACTGAAACAAATATCTCGACTCAATCAGTTTTAAATGGGTTGACAGATGTTACTATAAACTCAGTTACCAGTGGTCAGGTTTTACGTTACAACGGTTCGCAATGGATTAATTACGCGGAATCTAATCTAGTCGATGGAGGGAATTTTTAAAAATGTCTAATACCCTGAGAATTAAAAGAAGGTCTAGTTCAGGCGCAGCAGGAGCGCCAAGTACCTTAGAGAACGCAGAATTAGCATATAATGAAGCTGACGATGTCCTGTATTACGGTAAGGGAACTGGTGGAGTTGGCGGAGCTGCAACAACTGTTGAGGCAATTGCTGGTTTTGGGGCCTATGCATCATTGGGAACAAATCAAACAATTACAGGAAATAAAACATTTTCTGGCGTAGTTATCGTTCCAACGCCAACTGCGAATACCCACGCATCAACAAAACTTTATGTTGACCAACAAGTTTCTAATATTAGCAATATTGTTGCAAACGTTGCTACATCATTTACAGTTGCGGGCGATTCTGGATCCAATCAAACAATTAGCTCAGGTACTGATACTTTGACTATTTCTGGTGGCACGGGACTGTCCTCTGTTGCTGGTGCAACTGACACAATAACCTTGAACCTTGACAACACCACGGTAACTGGTGGTTCTTATGGTGGTGCAGGCACTGTTGGAACTTTCACAGTTGATGCTCAAGGTCGATTAACATCAGCTGGAAATACGGCAATTTCTTTAACTTCTTCAAACCTTGACAGTACTGCTGTAACTGCTGGCTCTTATGGGGCTGCAAACTCCGTTGCTACATTTACAGTTGATGCAAAAGGTCGCTTGACAGCTGCTGGCAATACTGAAATCTCAGTAACTGCTTCACAGATTAGTGACAAGGGCACAAATCTCGTAACTGGTTTGACCGGTACTGCAAATGAAATTGCAGTATCTAACTCTGGTGTTGGTGCGGTAACACTTAGCCTTCCAGCTAATGTTACGATTAGTAATAATCTTACTGTTACTGGAGATTTGATTGTTAACGGCAATACAACAACTCTTAATACTGCAACACTTGTTGTAGAAGATAAGAACATTGTTCTTGCAAACGCCGCATCACCGACAGACATAACTGCTGATGGTGCTGGTATTACAATTCTTGGTGCAACAAACAAAACATTGAACTGGGTTGATGCAACAGATGCCTGGACTTCGTCTGAACACTTAGATCTTGCTGCTGGCAAAGTATTCAAGATTGGAACTTCGGAAGTTCTTTCCAATACAACACTTGGTTCTAGTGTAGTTACCTCTAGCTTAACATCATTAGGCACAATTACTGTAGGTACCTGGAATGGCACAACAGTAGGTCTATCTTATGGAGGAACTGGAGCAACAACTGCTTCAGGAGCAAGAAGTAACCTTGGACTAGCAATTGGGACAGATGTACAAGCCTATGATGGTGATCTTACAGCATTAGCTGGATTAACATCTGCTGCAGACACACTTCCATACTTTACAGGTTCTGGAACAGCAGCACTGGCAACATTTACTTCTTTTGGTAGAAGTTTGGTCGATGACGCAGACGCTTCTGCTGGAAGAACTACGTTAGGACTTGGAACAATTGCAATCCAAAATGCAAGTAACGTTTCGATCACTGGTGGATCCATCACTAACTTAACAACATTCGATAACATTTATATTGATGGTGGAACCTTTTAACTAAAGCGGGAAAGGTTTTACAATGGCTTTACCAAGTATAACTTCAGGTCAAATAGCGATAGATCCTATCTCTGGAGTGTTCTTTTTCAAAAATAGTAGTGGGGCATTAGTAAGTTCTTCGCTGAACTTATTACAAGCATCAAATACTCAAATAACAACAGAGGATAGTGTTCAAGTTTCTGGAAATTTAGTAGTTTCTGGAAATCTTACCGTTAATGGCACTATCGTCACAGTAAACACAGAATCAATTGTTATTGAAGATAAAAATATTGAACTTGCTAACGTATCATCACCATCTAACGTGACAGCAGATGGTGGTGGAATAACATTAAAGGGAACTACAGATAAAACTTTTAATTGGTCAAATTCTACATCTTCATGGACGTCTTCTGAAAACGTAGATTTAGCTTCTGGAAAAGTTTATAAAATTAATGGCGTTGAAGTATTATCATCAAACGCATATATTGGCTCATCAGCAAAATGGACAAACGCTAGAACGATTACTTTAGCTGGAGACTTGACAGGTAACGTATCAATAGATGGTTCCGCAAACGTAACACTTACTGCTACTGTAGCTGCTAATTCTGTAGCTTTAGGTGCAGACACAACTGGTGATTATGTTGCTTCACTTGTTGCTGGAACTGGAATTTCTTTAGCTAATAACTCTGGAGAAACTACTACTCCAACGATAACACTAAATGCAGTAATAGATGATTTAACAGATGTTACTTTAACTACTCCAGCCAATGGTGACTTCTTTAGATATAATGGATCTGTTTGGATTAATGATGCTATTAATTTATCTACAGATACAATAGGTGATTATGTAGATCACCTCAGTGCGGGCACTGGTATAACAATTACTAACAATTCTGGTGAAGCTTCAGTTCCAACGATTTCAATTCCTCAATCGGTTGCTACCAACGCAAACGTTACTTTCAATCAAGTAACAGCTGCCTTAGTGGGCTCAGTCACGGGTAATGTAACTGGAAACATAACTGGAAATGTCACCGGAAATGTTACTGGTGATTTAACTGGAAATAGCAACGGAGTTCACACTGGTAATGTAACTGGCACAGCAAGCAATGCATTAGTCTGGACTAACCAAAGAAAAATTACTTTAGATGGTGACGTAACCGGTAATGTATTTATAGACGGAAGTGCTAACGTAACATTAACAACAACAATTGTTTCTAATTCTGTAGAACTTGGTACTGATACAACAGGTCAATATGTAGCAAACTTAGTTTCAGGTACTGGTATAACAATAACTGATAACTCTGGTGAAGGAATGACACCAGTTATCAAAGTAGCAGATTCCTATACTACAAACATGGTTTCCAATATAGCAAACTCCGCAGCAAGCGTAAGCGCCTATGCTGACGGTGTTGGAAACACAGCATATTCAAATGCAGTAACTTATATTAACAATAGAACATTAGACGACTTATCTGGCGTCACTCTTTCAAATGCCACAACGAATAATGTTTTATTATATAATGGTTCAGCTTGGATAAATAGTGCTTTTAATACTGCTAAACTTTCAGACGTTCTTACTAACAACGTTCTAAGCGGACAAGTCCTTTTGTGGGATAGCGGTTTAGGAAAATGGGTCAATAGCATTATTCCTGAACAACCTCAGGGAACAACAATTTCTGTTACTCGAGGTAATGGTTCAAGTACTAATTTTACGATTTATCATGGCTTTAATACAGCAGATGTTGTGGTTACTGTAAGGAGTAAAATAACCAACGAAGTTATACAAACTAGGTGGAGTACTACCGATGCACTAGGTGCTTACTCAGCTGACTATGTAACCGTAGAGTTTACCACTCCACCAGCTTCAGATGAAATGCAAATCGTCATATATGGCGCAATCCAAAGTACTGCAGTTGTAATTACTGGTAGATTAGACAATTTATCTGGCGACGTGATGATAAGCTCTGTAAGTAGCGGAGAAGCACTATTCTATAACGGAAGTAAATGGATAAATAGAAAAGCTAGTTTAACAACAGACATGGATGACGTTGTTATTAGCGGAAATGCTACGGGGCAATTTTTAAAGTATAACGGAACCGATTGGATCAATTCATCAATTCCCACAATCAATAACTTAGATGATGTTGGCGACGTAACTATTACAAGTGCGGCTAGTGGTCAATTCTTAAAATGGAATGGTTCAGCGTGGATTAATGACAGCGTACCAATCATTAGCAACATTGACGACATCACTGGTGTAACAATTACCGCAGCAGCAAACAAAGATTTCTTAATGTACAATGGCACTGCTTGGGTTAACCAGCCAATCACTCTTGGCACCGATACAACCGGCAGTTATGTAACGTCGCTTGTTGCTGGTACAGGCGTAACTCTTTCAAATAACTCAGGCGAAAGCGCCACTCCAACAGTAGCGGTTGATACCACAATAATTGCGCCGTTGGCTTCACCAACTTTCACGGGAACACCAACTCTGCCTACTGGGACGATTGCAACAACTCAAACGGCTGCCGACAACTCAACTGCTATTGCCACCACAGCATTTGTCACCACGGCGGATAACCTAAAAGCAAACATTGCTTCACCAGCACTTACTGGAATTCCAACTGCTCCAACTGCAGCAGTAGCTACTGATACAACTCAGATTGCTACTACCGCTTTCGTGCGTGCAGAAGTCGCAGCACTTGTCAATAGTGCTCCAGGAACACTTGATACCCTAGGTGAAATAGCAACTTCACTTGCCAACAACGCCTCTTTGTCAACTACATTAACTGATGCAATTGCGCTTAAGGCGCCGTTAGCCAATCCAACGTTCACTGGCACAGTAACACTCCCGACTGGAACTGTTACAAGCGCAATGATTCTTGACGGAACGATTACCAATGCTGATATTAATTCATCTGCCGCAATTGAGTATAGTAAATTATCACTAAGTAATTCCATTACTACAACTGACTTGGTATCTGGCCCAGCTAGAGCAGGATTTAACTCTACCTTAAACGCGCAAACCGCAAGCTATACTTTGCAAACTACGGATTTAGCTAAATTGGTAACAATTGATTCTGCTTCCAATACAACAGTAACTGTGCCTAATATATTATCTGATGGAGATAGAATAGATATTTTAAGAAAACACCTTACTGGTGAAGTAACAATAACAGCAGGTGCTGGAGTTACAGTGTATGGTACTCCTGGACTTAAGTTGCGTTCTCAATGGTCGGGTGCTACACTGGTTAAGCTAGCTGCCAACACTTGGGTGGTAATGGGTGATCTAAAGGCTTAATTATGACAGTTCCAATAGGCAGTTCAGGCCGGTTCAAGAAAAGCTCCTAAGCCTACGGTAGCTGCACGGGACAGCGGATTCCACAGCTAATGCAACGATAACGGCTGCTGGCTTTGTTGTTGGGACAGTAACTAATACCAATATAACTGAAGGAATAGCACCTTTTACTGAGCCTAACGGAGCTGCAGCTCCAGCAACTCTTAACACTGTTAAAACCGCTCTAACAGATACTACTCTTACACCATTGGGCACAGCTATTAATTATGAAAGACTTGCGCCGTTCTTTCCACCGTATTTTCCACCATTCTTCCCACCTTTCTTCCCGCCATTCTTCCCGCCATTCTTCCCGCCATTCTTCCCGCCATTCTTCCCGCCATTCTTCCCACCATCCTTCCCAGCACCTGATCCATGCACTTTCTGTGTTGGAACATCTGTATACGAAGAACGATGTTTACCAGGTGGCTGGAGATGGAGATATGGCACATCTTATGACGGCACCTGCGGTCCTTCTGGTTGCAGTGGTTGCAGTTGTCCAACAGTTGTCTATTGGGGAGATTGGCAGTACGGAGCTGCATGTTAATTAAATATGGTACAATAAAAATATATAAATTTTTCAAAAAGGAGAAATGCTAATGGCAATTGAAATACCAGAGATTACTGACTATAATGATTTTACTTTTTTTGCTGTTCTTGTTGACGGAGAATATACTGGCAAAGTTGGTATTGCAGGAAGCGGAGGCCCAGTAATGGCTGGGATGAAATCTAATCCAACGATTGTAGAGATGACTCAAGAGCAAGTTAATGAAGTTGCACTTGGTTGGGTATATGATGGGACAGATTTTTTCAAGCCAATAGCCTAAGATGTATCATGAGTGCTTGGAAAGAATACAAAGCTAAATTAGGTAATACGCGTCCTTGGGATTTATTAAATCCAAATGAGGAAAAAGCTTCTGAAGAGGAAGCTAAAGCTAGATATGACACTTGCCTTGATTGTGATAGGCTAACAGTAGCTACAAAGCAATGCAAAGAATGCGGATGCATTATGTCATTAAAGGTTAAGCTCAAAAGAGCAACATGCCCACTGGGGAAATGGTAAGTATATTGAATGAAGATATATTTATAGCCATTCCTTCTTTTAAAGAAGAAGATCTTTTAAATACTATCAAAAGCATTTATGCCAACGCAGAAAAACCAGATAATGTATATGTTGGGATTTGCAACCAAAGAACAGATAGCAATTTTGAAGACTTTTCTTCTTTTCCAAATGTAAGAACAGCTAATCTAACTACACCTTATGCTCTTGGTCTGGGGATGGGATTTTTGATCGCCACATGGTTACTGCAGGATGAGCAGTATGTTATGCGAATTGACCGGCCATATGAGATTTAAAAAAAATTGGGATAAGACTTTAAAATATTATTATAATTTAATATCTGAAACCTACTGTTATAATATTCTTATAAGTTCAAGAATTCCATGGTTTATAAAAGATGAAGAAGGCAAAGAAACTTATTATGATGATGGTCCTGGCACAATAGCTCCAGTGCATATGTGGAATGAAAGTATCAGAGTGCTAAAACCTAATATCACAGAAAAAGATGATAATATTGACCATTGGAATGGTAAAGAGTACGCAGAATCGCATTTCGTATCCGGACATTTTATGTTTAGTTCAAATCAATTTTTTAAGAAAATAATTCCAGATCCTAGAGTTACCTTTTTTGGGGAAGAACATACTTTTGCACTTAGGGCTTGGACAAATGATTTTAGAATATTTGCATTAAAAGAAAGCGTTTTATTTCATTTAGGAAAAACACCAGAATACAATAAGGCAACCGAATTAAGTAATACTAACTGGCGTAAATTTGAATTAGCAAAAGGACCGTCATTCAATAATCGCGATGCATATAAAGACATTCTCATGGGTAAAGAGTTCGGACCACTTGCCGCAAAAGACGAGGAAAGCTATCTTGAATATTTAGAGGTATTAGGGTTCGATTATAGGAATTTAACTTAATTGTTATAATTGATATATTTTTTTATTTTTAAGCTAATTAATATTTGTGATATGATTACTATAGTACAAGAACTATTCTAGAACAAAAGAGGTAATCCGTGGCTTATAGTGGATCTAAATTTGCAACAAATAATACTCTCTTAATTAAGAGATCAGATGAAGCAGACAATACCCCAAGCTCCCTTGCTGAGGGTGAATTGGCGATTAACGTTGTTGACGGTAAGTTGTTCTATAAGAATAAAACAGCAAATGCTGTAATACGGAGTTAAATTAATATCCAACGTTGTTGGCACGGCAAGTCAGATAGCTGTTGCGGCTAATGCTACCACTGGAGTTTATACTCTAAGTCTTCCATCTACGATCCAGACTACTCAGGCTAATGTTTCAACTCTATTTGTTGACGGAATTGAAATTGACACAACTGGAGCCACCACTAACCAAGTTCTAAAGTTTGATGGAACTAAGTTTGCTCCAGGAACAGACACTGGTTTAGCTGGAACAGTTTACACTTCAACCATTGGAGATGGTAGCGCTACTAGTTTTACAATTACTCACTCCTTGGGAACAAGAGATGTTGTCGTTGTTG